GTAATGTGCATCAACCTGTTTATACGGGTCAACAGCAAAGCAACAAAGGAATTGATCGACCTGTATTTCAGATTTCTATCTTCACTCAAGAGATTGAGGATGGTTTTACAATCTCAAATCAGATTTTGCAATCTTTGCATGGATACAGTGGATTGTTGGGTAGTCCGACAGAAGGCTTTTGGATTTCCAAAGCTGATGTAATGTGGCTGTACAACAGTTATAACAACGAGGAAAAAATGGCGCAAATTTTTCTGGATTGCACCATTGACATCCCGGCCTAATATAAGACAATTGTTCAACTTTTGAAGGATACTCAAAATGGCCTTACCTAACAAAGTCTTGCCCGGTTTTAGTGCTGTACTTTACGCACAACCAACTTCATCGCCAACTCCTTTGACTACTGCACAGTTGTCCTTGGTTGCAAGCGTTTCTCCTATTGCCGTTAGTGGCAACATCATTCCTGTTGAAGCAATCCCTGCTTTTGGTATGGACGATGCGGTAGCAAGTTTCGGCGTTGCTGGTTCTCGTCAGTCTGACAAGATTCCAGTGCAAGCCGCACCTACCAGCATGACCATTACTGCTGCATGGAACCCTGCTGATACTAATTTGTTGCTGATGCGTGCTGATGCTTATTCAGGCGTGATTGACCGCACTTTTGTGGTTTCGGCTACCGATGGCACAGGTATTGTTTATTACGCCTTTAATGGTCGTGTAGGCCAGTTCCAGATTGATTCCGCACCCGGTGCTGAAGCTAAATGCACATTTACCATTCATCCCCGTGGCAACCAATACGGTTGGTCCAACAATGCATAAGGAGTTGACATGAGTATCCCTGCAAAAGTTCTTCCCGGTTTTAGCGCATCGCTTTGGATGCAATCGGCTGCGACTCCAACTCCTTTGACAACGGCTAACTTGTCAGTGTGGGCGGCTCAAGTGACTACCATTGTGGGTACTGTAGCTAACGGCACTGGCGCTGCTGGTGTTGCTGTGCCTGTTGAGGCTATTCCTGCCTTTGGTCAAGATGATGCGGTAGCTAGTTTCGGCGTGGCCGGATCGCGCCAAAGCGACAAGATTCCTGTGCAAGCTGCGCCAACCAGCATGACTATTACTGCTGCATGGAATCCTTCTGATGCCGCCTTGCTTCAGATTCGTGCTGATGCCTACTCTGGTGTTGTTGACCGCACTTTTGTGGTTGCAGCGGTTGAAGGCACAAACACTGTTGCTTATGCTTTCAACGGTCGAGTTGGTCAATTCCAAATTGATTCTGCTCCGGGTGCTGAAGCAAAATGCACGTTCACAATTCATCCTCGGGGCAACCAGTACGGCTGGTCGAACAACTGATGAAAGTTTCTGACGCAATTGAAACGATTGTGACCAGCTACGGCGATATTGAAGTTATTGCTCGTGGCTTGGTGGTTGATGCTGCTGAACTTGCAAAAGCCACAGCTAAACCATATACAGCCGAAGCTGTTGCTTTGGCTTTGCTGAAAAAGTACAACATGACTGCTCCTGTGGTGGTCATTGAAGAAGTTGCGACAAGTACAAAAGAGTAAAACAAATGATAGTAAAAGACAGCAACGATCTTCTGAACTTCCTTGTAGCCCAATCCGATTCTTCTAAGAATTGGTTTGGGTTTCAACAACAGAGGATTACAGCAATTGCTCTTGCACATGACATTGCAAGGACACATGCTGATAAGATGACTCCAGATGAAGTGGTGGATTACGCCATCAATCTGAACGAGTCAATTTACCATAAGATCATCAAGACTAGGTGACATATGGGCGTTACTTTCAAAATTGAAGGTTTGAAAGATGTGTACGCCGCATTTGAAGAACTTGCAGCAGATATTGGCGACAAAAAAGCACAAAGCAAAGTTCTTGTTCCCGCTGCTAGAGAAGCAATGCAACTAGTATTGAATCAAGCTGTTGCGAATGCTCCCGCTGATACTGGTGGATTACGTTTGTCTTTGAGGGTTGAGGCTAGAAGGCCCACAAAGCGAGACAGACGATCTAAATACATCACTGATAACGATACAGTTATTGCAACTGTTACCACAGCATCTGGAAAACAGCTTGCAGCAATGAGTGAAGGTGCTGGTCTAGCACGCGCACGGCGCAAACTCAAAAAAATGGGTGTTGAAAATTTTGATGAATTCAGCGGCATCAAAAGTGATGCACGTACAATTGCACAAGAGTTTGGCACTGCAAAGCATGGGGCACAACCATATTTGAGGCCAGCGATTGAATCTCAAGCGGAAGTTACCGCCCGGACGCTTGGAGAAATTTTAGGGCGGCGGATAAATCAATATAAGGCAAAACACAAATGACAAAATTTAGTTCTGCGTTTGGTGAAAAATACCAAGCAAAACGCAAAGATTTAATGATTCGTTCTTTTGAATTGAACGGTCATACTTTTAAGGTTCGCATTCCTTTGCTTTCAGAGTCTGATGGAATTTACAAAAAGATTTCTAGTCCTGATGATGAAGTAATTGAAGCTATCTATCAAGAAATCAGCGAACCATTGCGAAAGTTTAAAGACAATCAAAACGATCAGTTTCAATTTACTGATGACGATATTTTGGTTGAAGGCCGATCCATGCGTGAAGCCGCTAAAAACAAAGCCATTCTTGAGGCGCGAATCACTGAGTTTTTTAAATTGCTTGTTCCTGAAATGGAAGGTGCAAGTTTAGAAGACTTAACCTATGACGATATCAAAGAAGAATTCCCTTTGGCTGTTCAAATGTTGATTGCCGAAAAAATTGGTGAAGTCATTAGCCCAACATACAGGGAAGCGCGGGGAAACTGATTGGCTCGTTAAAGGCGCAGTGCATTGCTGCAATGGTTTTTAACGGGCATACAATTGAAACAATAAATGAAATTGACGATGTAACAATGGTCAATATCCAGACAATGTATGCCGATGGGCTAATTGGAAATTCTGGATTGTTGACACAAGTTGCCACCCTGACAAGCGGAGTTTTTAATTACATCAGGGCTGCTAGTTCGCCAGCATACAAACTAGACAGTGTTTTGGGTCGTGCGTATGATTACATCTATCCACCACTATCCGAAAAAGACAAGAAAGTAATGGCAAGCAACAGCCTTTTAGCCTTCATGACGCAGGCTCAAGGATTTGATAAAACGATGTTTGGGGTAAAAGATGGCTAATATGATTGCCCGGCTTGGTGTTGTCTTAGGTTTAGATACTGCTGAGTTCAATAAAGGCATTGATGCTGCTGGTAAAAAGCTAGAGCAATTTAGTGAGGCGGCTGAAAAATACGGCAAGGTTGCTGCTACAGCATTAGTTGCGGCTAGTGCAGCAGCATTGAACTATGCTGATGAATTGGCCGATGTTGCAGCCGCTAATGATGTTGCTATTGGAACTGTTCTTAAGCTGTCTGATGCTTTAGCTAACTCTGGTGGCAAAGCTGACAACGCGGGAAAAATGCTTTCTGCGTTTGCCAAATTCATTGATGAAGCGGCAGATGGTTCGTTAAAGGCTCAAAAAACAGCGGCTCAACTTGGTGTTTCTTTGAAAGATTTAGGCACTCTTTCACAAGAAGAGTTGCTTAATAAAGTAGTTGTTGGTCTTTCTGAGATTGAAGACCCAATTACACGCAATGCCAAAGCAATGGAAATTTTTTCCAAAGCTGCAAAAGGTGTTGATATTGTTGGTTTTGCAGATCAGATGCAACAAGCCAATAAAACTACACAAGAACAAGAAGCCGCAATAAAAGCAGCCGCTGATGCTTACGATATTCTTGCGCAAAATTCCCGAGACTTTATGTTGATTTTGTCAACAGAACTTGGGCCTGTATTAAAAACAACGCTTGAATATATTAAATCTTTGCAAGGCGAAGGCAACACTTTGGGTGCTGTTTTTAAAACAGTGTTTCAAACAGTTGCTGTGCTTGGCGCAAACGTTGCTTTTGTGTTTAAAGGTATTGCAGACGAGATTGTTCATACATATCAAAGCGCAGAAGTACTTGTAACAAAAGGCATTAAGGCAGCTATATTATTTAATGAGCAATATGATGCTAGACGAAAAGCTGAACGTCAAAACTTAGATTTTTTTGAAAATCAAATTATGGGCGTTAGCACTGGAAGAAGTGCTAATGACCCAAGAAGATTTGATCTTGGTGGTTCTTCAGTTGTTGGTCGTTCTGCAACAGCAGCAAGAGACCCTGAAGCAGAGCGATTAGCCAGAGAAGCTAAACGTGAAGCTGACAGAGCAGAGCGTGAGCGTCAAAAGTTACGTAAAGAATATATAGATCAACTTATCCAAACAGGAAAAGAAGATTTCAAAGCCGGAGAAGAAGAAAACAATGCTTATGCTGCTGTTGTTGAACGTTTGAGAAAACAAACAGAATCATTGAAAATTAACAGCGATCTTTTTGCAATTGAAAACGCTATGCGTAATGCAAGACCAGAAGACATTAAGTTGACAAAAGACTTGTATTTGAATGAGCAAAAACGCTTGGAAGCAATTAGGGAAATTGAGAGAAACAACAAACTTAGCAAAGACACAAAAGAATATTTAGTTCAACAAGAAAACAATTTGGCAGAAGCAACAGAACGTCAATTGCGCGCCCAAAATGAAATTATCAAAAAGCAGCGCGAAGGTTCTTTCCAAGAAGGATTTATTGGAGCCGGAGCTAAATTTTTTAGAGATTTGCCGACAGAAATGGATCGTGGAGCCGCTGCGTTTGATACGGTAATGGGTAACATGTCTTCTGCCATTGACAACTTTGTCAAGACTGGTAAGTTAAGCATGAAAGATTTGGCTCGTAGCATCATTCAGGATTTAATTGCAATCCAGATGAAAGCTGCGGCAATGCGGTTCCTTGGCTCTGCATTTTCAATGTTTTCTAGTGGCGGTTTTGGAACTGGAAATGCTTTTGGCAATCAAGACTTAGGTGGTTTTTTGGCTGAAGGTGGGCCAGCAAACGCAAATACACCTTACATTGTTGGTGAACGTGGTCCTGAATTGTTTGTCCCTCGTTCATCTGGAACAGTTGTGCCAAATAATCAACTTGGCGGCATGGGTGGAACCACCAACGTCACAAACAACTACATCAATGCCATTGACACCAAATCGTTTGAAGACAGGCTTCTAGGCAGTTCTAATGCGATATGGGCGGCTAATCAGTATGCCAACAAATCATTGGCAGTTAATAGGGGTCGTGCATGAGCTTCCAAACAATATTTGAAAATCAGGAATCCATGACGGTGAACAATCGCCGCATGGTTGGACAACAAGTTGCAAGGTCTGGTTACATTACAGTTGCTCAGTACCTTACTGCTGTACCTTGGATATTCACGGTCACTCCTAACAATTATTTGTATTACCCAACGGCACGGGCCATCATTCAAGCAATTGATAACAACGATAGGCAATTGCCTGAGATTATTTCTTTTACAAGCGCCAACTTGTCATGGTTTTTGAAATACCAAGGCAGTGCTGCAACTCAACCAACAGGTATTTTGTTGAACGCAACTCCAGCAGCCAATGCAACATCAGTTGTGCTGAAATCATTGCCCACAATGAGTAGCGCATTGAACTTGTTTAAGGCTGGAGACTTTATTCAATTTGGCAACTATACATACAAAGTTAAATCTGATGTTTTGAGAGGTTCTGGAACTACGGTAACAGTGCCAATTCATCGGCCTGTGATTGGTTCTCCTGTTGTTAATAATCCTGTTTCGGTTGGAACAGATTGCACATTTAACGTTGTGGCTGAAGTTTGCCCAACGTATACTCTTACACCAATGACAAACGGTGCTTTTGTCAATTGGGATCAGCCTTTTGTATTTCGGGAATACATCACATGACAACAATCAATGCTGTTACAAGTTCTAGTATCAATCATGGAGAATTTGTCAAAATGACAATTGGCCGTGCTGGTACTGTTTACACTTTTTGCAATGCACCATCGCCAATTACTGTTGGTGGAGTTACATTTACCAACCTTGGTGCATTGCTTAGTGTTGGGGATGTTCAAAGAGACATTAAAGCAACTAGCGATGACATGACAATTCAATTGACAGGAATTGATCCTGTCAACGTTGCATTGATTCTTAGCACTGACATCAAGGGTTCTTTGGTTGAGGTTTGGCGTGGTTTCTTTGATGCAAACAACCAAATTATCACTACGCCTACAACGCAATTCTTTAAACGTTATCAAGGCATCATCAACAACGTTTCAATCAGTGAGCAATTTGATTCTCAGCAACGCATTAGAACTGCGACATGCAACGTTTCATGTTCTTCTATGCGTAGAATTCTTGAAAACAGATTTTCTGGCATCAAGACAAATGAAAACAACTGGCAAAAGTTGTATCCAAATGATGTTTCAATGAATCGTGTTGCAGAAATTTCCAATCAATATTTTGACTTTGGCAAGCCTCCACAAGTTCAAACACAAGCAACAGACAGTACAGTAACATCAACCTCAACATATGATTCAAGTGGCACTGATGGTTTGCGTGGATAAAAAATGATAAGACTAGCAACAAGATATGACATTCCAAGACTTTTGGAAATTGTGGAAGCATACGCTTATGAAAATCCAATAAAGGTTCTTGGGCAAACTGCAAATCACTATCCCAAATACGTTGAAGAACTTTTGTTTGGAATAATCAAAGGTCGTGGATTTATCTTTATTGATGACCACATGACTGGCGCAATTATTGGTATTAAGCAAAACAACATCTGGTGTCCACAAGTCAAAGAGTTGCATGAATTGTTGTGGTGGGTTGAACCGGAACATCGTAATGGCTCAATCGGCGGTAGGCTTTGGAAGGCTTACGATCAGATCGCAGATGTTATGCTAAAGCAAGGTGAAGTTGATTGTGTGTTTACATCAATCTCAGCATCAGGTCCATTGATTGATTACACCAAGCGTGGCTATAAAGCTGTTGGCGCAAATTTTGTGAAGGAATAAAAATGGTCGGAACGATGATTGTTGCAGCCTTGGCTAGTGTGACCACTGCTGCTGTTGCTGCTAGTGCATGGTTAACTGCTGCTGCTTTTGCTGTCAACTTTGCTGTTTCACAAATTGTGACTCGCATTTTTACAGATTCACCAGAAAGTCCACAAGACAATGGTGTTCGTTTGCAAGTTCCACCTAGTTCAACAAACGCTATTCCTATTGTTTATGGGGATGCGTACATGGGCGGTACGTTTGTTGATGCTGTGCTGAGTGAAAACCAAAAGGCGATGTATTACGTCTTGGCTGTTTCAAGCATTAGCCCAAATGGTCAATTTACTTTTGATACAACTGATATGTATTATGGTGATCGAAAAATCACATTTGATGCAACAGACAGAGCAAAAGTTATAAGTTTGTCAGATGAAGCAGGTAATGTTGACACAAAAATTAATGGGTATTTGTGGATTGGTTTATATACAAGCACTCAAGCTGGAGTTATTACCAGTTCTAATGGTTGGTATGCACCTAATGTGGTAATGGGTCCAACAACTCCATTTACAGCGTATCCAATTGCAGCAGGACAACAATGGCCCTCTACTGGTCGTCAAATGAATGGTTTGGCTTTTGCAATTGTTACATTGGTATATAGTCGTGATGCTGATACCACTCAACTTTCTCCAATCACATTTAAAGTCAAGCAAGCACTAAACGGAACTGGCGTAGCAAAACCCGGTGATGTTTGGTATGACTACATTACAAATACGGTGTATGGCGGTGCTGTACCAACATCATTTGTTGATTCAACTAATGTTGCAGTATTGAATACATATTCAGATGCAACAATTACATTTACAAATTCATCTGGTGTTACATCAACTCAATCAAGATACAGAATCAATGGGGTTTTGGATGCTGGACAAACCGTATTGTCTAACATAGACAAAATTGTTTCTGCTTGTGATAGTTGGATGACTTATGACGCAGCTTTGGGTAAATGGGCTATTGTTGTTAACAAAGCTGAAACAGCATCTTATGCTTTTAATGACAACAACATTATTGGTGAAATACGAGTAAGCGCAACCGATATTACGTCAAGCATTAATCAAGTTGAAGCCAAGTTTCCATTTAAACAAAACAGGGATCAGCCAGCCTTTGTTTATTTGGAGACTCCATCGGAATTGTGGTATCCAAATGAACCAGTTAACAAATACACCATTACATATGACATGGTGAATGATTCTGTTCAAGCGCAATACTTGGCAAACAGATTGCTTGAGCAAGCCCGTGAAGATTTGATTGTTAGTTTTTCCACAACTTACTATGGCATTCAAGTTGATGCCGGTTCTGTTGTAAGTGTTACTAATTCCAATTATGGGTGGACTAACAAATTGTTTCGTGTAACGAGAGTTAATGAAGCATCTTTGCCTGATGGATCGCTTGGTGCAAAGTTGGAGTTAAGCGAATACAGCGCCGCTGTTTACGATGACCAGACTATTGAACAATATTCACCTGTTCCAAATAGTGATTTGCCAAGCGTCAATTACTTCAGTGCTATTTCTGCTCCAACAGTTAGCGCAACTAATGCGGCAAGTGCAATTCCAAATTTCTCCGTAACTGTGACAATGCCAGCAACAGGTCGCGTTACTTTTGTTGAGTTGTATTACACGACAGTTGCATCACCTGTTTCAACTGATTGGAAATTGTTGTCATCGGCCAGCACAATTGATGGTCAACCTCTTACTCAAGGTAGTGCATACGTTTTTACAAACCAAGTGCTTCCAACTGGAGCAAGCACAACTGCAACATATTACTTCAGCTACATTGTTGGAAATGATGTAGCTCAATCTGCAAGAAGCCCAAGCAGTTCTTCTTTTAGTTGGACACCTGTTGCCAACGTGGGTCCAACTGGACCACGAAATGCTCAAGTGTTTTTCTATTACAACACTGCACAACCAACAGCGCCAACTGCTCCAACAACGGCACAAGTTGCATATGACTTCAACACTCAAGTTGCAACCATATCTGCTGCTGGATGGTCTGCGGTATTTAACCCATCGGCTGTTGTTCCAACAACAGCAGACAATAAGTATTGGGCGGTTAAGGTTGCTTTCCAAGAAAACACTTATGGTGGTACTTACACAGAAACAATCACATCTGTATTTACTTGGCAAAACTTAGATGGCTTGGTTACTTTTACTAACCTTGCAACAGCGTTAGGCCCACTTGGAACGGGAACAACTTTTATTGATGGTGGTTCTATCATTACTGAGAGTTTGAGTGCCAATAGAATTTCAAGTGGCAATATGGTTAACGGTAGTGCCTCAAACGCTTGGATTCAAATGGGGCAAACAGGAACAGTTATTGCCACATTAAAAAGTTCTTTTAACGTGCGTAAAGTTGTTGCTGATACAACGCTTGTTAACATTGCTGCTCAAAACAACCTTGATGGCAACGTAACAATATGGGGTCACTCTGCTAACAACGCTGTAGGTAGCGGTAACGGCTCTACTGGTACTCACACTACACAAAACACTTTTGCGACATGGCAGCGTCTTGGCGCATTGGGTTCAGGTCTTACCAACTCAGGCGTATGGGGTCTTACATATGCTGACAACGTAAATAGTAAAGCGGGTGTATTTGAGCGTTATTCAGGAACTGACAGTAGCAGCATTGGAACTTTAAATAAATCCATTCAATTGGCAACAGCATCTTATTCAGCATACAGTCCAAGTGGTCAAGGTAAGATTTACATTGTTGACGGTAACGGTCCTTTTACTGGATTCCACGAAGGCATGTACCCAATAGATTCGGCTGTTGAAGTTGGAGACATTGTTACAGACGTTTCAGTGTTTTATCGCGTAAACATTTCAAACGTGTTGTTCAATGTGCAAAGCAGTCAGACCGCTAATCAATCAAGAGTTCTTGGTGTTGTTTCTGCTGTAATGCCTGTTCACACAGGAGTTCCCGGTGTTTTGTGGGAACCTGTTGAAGTCTACAATGATGGCGATCTTGGACCGTCTACGACAATGGAGTTGATCCCACAGTTCAACTTACAAGAACTTCAGACAACCTACAAAGTTGTTCAAGTTAACGCTGTGGGTGAAGGTCAAATTAATGTATGCGGTGAAGGTGGTGACATCCAAGCTGGTGATCTAATTGTTGCAAGTTCCATTACCGGAAAAGGCATGAAGCAATCAGATGATATTGTTAGGTCGATTACAGTTGCCAAAGCAAGAGAATCTGTTAGCTTTTCAGGACCGTCCGAGGTAAAACTAATTGCTTGTATTTATCTTGGCGGTTAAAATAAATCAAAACAAGATAGCCGTATCCCCTGCCAGTAGGTGGGGGATTTTTAACCCTGAGAACAGGAACTGCTATGCCAGTATTTTCTAAGAACGTCATCACCCAAGTTTCTGGATTTGACAATCCACTTATTACTGGTGAACTCGTCTACAACCAACAAACCTATTGGAATCTTGCGCTTAAAACGACCGCAACACTTCCAAGTACGCCAATTGATTTGACTGGTGCAACCATCAGTGCACAAATTGTTAGGCGTACTGTTTCCAATCTTCAAGACACTCGAACGGGATTGTCATTTGACATTGGGAATTACAGTCCAACTCCAACTACAGTTAACCTAACTATTGCCAATCGTGTAGACGCTGCTGGCACTTTTACGCTTGTTCTGGATGACAGCGCATGGTCAATTATTTCGGGTGATCCTGATTTGCAAATTGATAAAGTTGATCCTGTTTGTTTTAGTGGTCGCGTCAAAGTTAGCTTTCCTTCTGCTGGTGGAATTCCACAAGATGATTTGATTATTTTCTTGATGTTCCTTGTTCGTTCTGACGGAATCACAAACATTAGCTAAGGAAATATCATGGGACCAATTAGCGTAATTGTGCAAGATGCAAACAATCTTGTTCTTGAAGTAACACCAACACCTGACACAACAGTAATTCTTGACCGAGGTATTGCTGGACCTACAGGAAGTCCGGGTACGGCAGCTACTATTGCTGTTGGAACAACTACAACATTGTCTCCCGGTGCATCTGCAACAGTTTCAAATGTGGGTACATCAAATGCTGCGGTGTTTGATTTTGGCATTCCTCAAGGACCTATTGGTAATACCGGGCCAACAGGCGCAACAGGTGCACAAGGCATACCCGGCATCAATTGGCTTGGACCGTGGGGTAGCGCAACGACATATGCAATTCGTGATGCTGTGTCTTACAACGGGTCTTCTTACTATGCCATTGCTGTTAACACTAATGAAACACCAACTAACGCATCATTTTGGAATTTGCTGGCGCAAAAAGGCACAGATGGAACTGGCTCTGGAACTGTAACTTCTGTTGGTGGTACAGGTACTGTTAACGGTATCACTCTTACCGGCACTGTTACGACTTCTGGTAGTTTGACATTGGGTGGATCGCTATCAGGTGTTGATTTAACTACACAAGTCACTGGTACACTACCTATCGCTAACGGTGGCACTGGAGCAACAAGCGCCGCTACTGCGTTGTCAAATCTTGGTGCTGTGGCGGCAACGTCTGGTACAGCCAGTGGACTCACAATCAATGATGGTTACACGGAAGAAGTGTTTGCTGTCTCTGGCACCACGCCTGCACTGTCGCCCACCAACGGCTCGATCCAGACATGGACATTGACAGCCAACTCTACGCCTACCGCTGGCACTTGGGCGGCTGGTCAGTCAATTACATTGATGGTGGAT